GTCTCGCGACGCTATGAAACAAACTGTTCTATTTTATAATACATGAGTGTTTAAGAAGTCAACCATTGCCAAGTTCTGCGAGAGAATCATCGGTTGGTCAAGCGTCGCGGACTTATACATGTCTGTTGCTGCGTTGTAAAAATCCCAAGCCGTAACCTTGCCCTTGTGGTTGTATGCAAGCATCATCTTTTCCGTGATGCGACCTATCTGTGCTTGATTCAGCGGTATTGTAGCACCGTTCCGTATTTCCTTGTGTTTTGTCTCGGAAGCGACGCGTAAGGCTGTAAGCATTCCTATGATTGTAAACATCTCCTGCGCACTTATCTCGCGACGCTTCATCTTTTCGATTTTCTCGTCGTCTTCGGCGGTGATATTGCGAAGATTATCAAGCCAAATGCTAACCTTTTCAAGCAGCTCGCTCAAGCCAACGCCCATCGTGCTGCCGTCTTTATATGTAGCAGCGTACTGCTCTCGATTCAACATTGTTTGGTTGTGACAGATAACAACGTTTCTTCCAATGCCGACCTGTAAACCTTTTTGGTGGAATGATATAGCAAGGTTTGTTGTTATAGCTTCGTCACCCTCGCCTTTGTCAAGGTCGTAAAGACGAATGTTGCAATACACGCGGCGCAGGATATGCGCTTCGATGGCACGTTCACCAAATTTTTCCTCCTTTTGTGGAAGACGGCTTACACCTGGTGCTCTACGGTCTTTGTTGTTAGCTGCGAACAAATCCCATATCTCAGCACGATAACCACGTTCAGCGCACATCTCTTGTATCTGCTGTATGAGCTGAAAATGATAGATGCCCATGAGCGGATTGCCGTTGTAGTCGTTTTCCTTTTCTGTGCGTGCGAGCTGTTCAAGTGTCAGTGTCTGAACCTTGCTTATGTCGAAATCAAGGAACTGACGGTCATTTCCGCTTGCAACTTCGAGTTCTGTTGCTGGCTCAGCGACCATGTTGTTAGATGCTGCTACATTCATTGTTGAATACATTGTTGTTTCCATTTTACTTTGTTGTTACGTTAAACTTGTTAATTATAATTAGAGAGTCTCCACGTTTTCCACGTGCAAAAACTCCTCATCTACCTGCGTGTACATCGGGAGCATTGTTTTGCCATACAGCCATTTCGGCATGACACATTCGTTTAAATCTTCCGACTCGCTGCTTGGGCTTACGATTATCTTATTTTCAGGAACCCAAACTTTCTGATTTTGCTGCTCTCCAAAAGAGAACATCTGCGCTTTAGGCGTTTTGACATCCATCATTGCTTTAGGGCAACGAAAGCGCACCATTGTTGTCGTTATCTCCATTGTTGTTACTTTATGTTGTGTGTTAATAAAATATCCACATTGTGATATAAGCTACGGTAAGACAGACACCCATGCTTAATGCCCAATACTTACACTCGTTTATTTCTTCTTCACTCCAATTGCGTGGATCCATGTAATCTTTCATATTCTTTTTGTTTTGTGGCGAAGCTTAACACCTCGCCTTGTTTGTTACTTTTCACAGATAATAGTCTCACCGTTGTCTGTCACTTCGGAAAGATATCCTGTAGAGACCTTGTTAAAGAGCTTCATCGCAAATCCTTTGTTTGTTGTGTGACGAGCTTCGTCGGTCTGCTTGTTGTAAATACAGTAAATCATAGTTGTATGTCTTTATTGTTAATAATGTGTGAAGCGTTGTGCTTCGCTATGTTTCTTTGTTAAAGGATATATCTGTCAATCTTTTTGCCGTCGACATAATCCTCTTGCCAAACCTCGTTGTAATCCGAAGTGTCATCAACAAAGTAGCAGCAGACAGACACCATTGCAAGACCGGCATCCAAGCATTCTGTTTCGTAAAACCTGCCGTCGCTGTGCTTGCCGATGTTTTTAGACTGTGCTTTAGCAATCTTACAAGCCTCTCTGTAGTTGTCAGCTCCGATATAGCCAACTGATTCGTAATCGTCGGCTGTATCGCCTTTCACATGCTGTTTCAGCGCCACCTCGTAGCGAGGTTTAACTGTGTCGCCTTTCCAATTTTTCATTGTTGTATCTCCTATTATTTGGTTGCTTATTAATTTTAACACCACAAAATTAATAAATTATTAATAGATAGCAAAATTATTAATAAGAAAAATTTAGTATTTAATATCTTTTAATATTTAATACTAAACGCTATATTGATAATTTATTAATTTTGTGGCGCAATTAAGAGCTATCGTAATGAATTTCCCAATCTAAAAGAACAGGGTTAAATATATTAGACCTCCTTTCGCTATCATTACGAACTCTTGTAAAAAATCGGCGATAGGAGGTTTTTTATTTGAATAAAAATATGATAAAGAACATACGATACAGCATTGTTGATGGTCTTTTCAAGGATAAAGCATCCCTGAAAGCCATTGCCTTGCTGTTGTTTTTTTATCATAGAAGCGGAAAGAATGTTCTCAAGGACTGGTCAGCAAACAAGCTGGCTAATATAACGGGCATACATGCGTACACTATTAAAAAGCGTATCGCTACACTTGTAGATATGGGCTATGCGAAAATAGACGGCAGCTCGCTTGTTTTTCTTTCCGTCGTATCAAAGCACAAGGATAGAAACATTAATATATCAGATATATGCTACGACACCATTAAAGATGTAGAAAAATCCTTATACGCAATTCTTTTGTGCATTGTTCAGTCTCGAAAGGATTTCTGTAAACGTACCATTCTACAAGCTCGCACAGCCAAGAAATTTGATGTTATCAAAAAGGCTCGCGCACTTAAAAGGAAGTATGGCTACGGAGATACTTATACCGAGAACGGACTTTCGTACAAAAGGATTGCGCAAAAATTAGGTGTTTCGCTGAAAACAGCGTTCGATTATGTTAAGTATGCGGTTCTTAAGAAGTTTGTTGCGGTGCAAAATCATTTTCACTCTACCTTCATGCCTAAGGTAGGGGGATATCCTGTACCCTGCTTTACCTTCACAACTAACAACTACGCCTTCAACGTAACAGCTAACACATATACAATTATAAATAAATTATTCAATTTAAAAAATCGAGCTACAGCCGTGCTTTAATGCATGGTATATATAGATTATAAAAAATATAGGCTTATGAAAAATTCCACAAAGCTTGAAAAAATAAAGAAATTCCTCGAAGAAAACGGTATCGCGTACAAATGTCGCAACAGGCATAGAAATGGGCACTGCGACTTGTTTGTAATTGCTGCGAAGGTGTCCGTGAAGATAGAAGGAGCAGACGACGATATATTTTATCGCAGACACAGGAAAGGCTACCACCCTGTCTTCGTACGCTCCTCCGACACGCCTAAGTTCGCAATAGAAAAGGTTGCAAACACAATACGCGAATCAATGATTAACCAACAGACACACTTAATGAAACAGCACCATGTGTAGACGAAGATATTGTGGAGAGTGTCCGATGTTTAGATACGAAGACACTGACGGCATCGGTGAGTGCTTTGTATGCAAAGAGTTAAGGACTTGTGGTCAAAAGTGCAAGATAACCCGTGATAATATAACAGAAAAGCAGGTGCTACGCATATTGCACTACGAGCAAAAATGGCGCAGGGGAACAAAATTGGAAATGCTCTCGCCTGTGCTGTTTGGTGTAGCAATAGACGGTGCGATGCGCTTTATTCGCAAAACGTGTAAAAACAAGTCTTGATATGAAAGCTTCAAAAGTTTTAGTGCGCAGGATAAGGCAAGACCTTATGTCGAAAACAAGCGACGCGGAAAAGGCTGCGATACGCAACTGCGAGCGACTTGGGTATAAGGTGGTACGGCAGCAGCCGATATTGACCGGGCGCAAGATGTACTTTGCCGACATATATATTCCATTATTAAAGTTGATTATTGAGGTAAACGGTGGCTACCATTTTACTGATAATCAGAAAAGGAAAGATAAAAATCGAAGTCAAGGTGTGAGGCGACTTGGATACAGTTTATTTAATATCAAAAACAAAGATGCAAGAGACATAAAGAAAATAGAACAGTTAATAAATAAAGCAAAGAATGGGAAGATTATTAACAAGAAATAATTTTCTCCAAAGAGCCCATGAGGTACACGGAGATAAATACGATTACACAAATACAGTCTATATAAACAATAGACATAAGATAGACGTATGTTGTCCTATACATGGTGTGTTTACACAATTGGCAAACATTCACTTACAAGGCAAGGGCTGCCCCAAGTGTGCAAAAGAACAAAACTATAAGCCTATATATGGTGTGGGAATAAATGATTACAGAGGCATTATAAGGCATAAAGGCGTTTTTATAAAGTCTTATGCTGTATGGGCGAGTATGCTTTCAAGATGCTATGATAAAAATTATTTAAGGAAAGAACCTGCATATATAGGATGTGGTGTCTGCGAAGAATGGAAGTATTATAGTAACTTTAAAAAATGGTTCGACGATAACTATATAGATAGATATGTCTTAGATAAAGATGTATTAAAACCAGGAAACAAGGTGTATTCTCCTGAAAACTGCGCATTCATTCCTGTCGAAATAAATAGAGCTTACGAACGAAGGAAGCGGAATATTATAAAGAAATGTCCAACTGGTGTTGTATGTAATGGCAAAACGTTTAAGGCGTACATTACAATCAATTCTCAAAAATACGACATAGGAACATTTCAAACCGCACAAGAAGCATTCGATAAATATAAATTTTATAAAGAGGAATACATAAAAAGCCTTGCTGAAAAATATAAAGGTAAAATCTCTAAAGAAGTATATCGTGCAATGTATAGATACAAGGTTACATAACAACCGCTCCGCAGGAATTTGGCGCATGGGTTATCACGTTGTAAGATTGAGCAACCACGACGCGCGTGATATAAACAAAGTAAAAGCAAAAATAGAACTTATAAAAAGGAGATACAGAAAATGATTTAAATGTATGAAAAGACACGCATACAGAAACAAAGCACCCTACTCCACGCTGCATCCCGACGCAAGACACTGGACTCGCAAGGGCAGTTCGTGGAAGCAGAAAGTTGGCTACGACACGAAAGACGAGGCGTGGGAGTTTCTTGAGCAGAACCCGAAGCTGAAAGCGATGGGCGAACGTCCGTATTTCTGCGAACTATGCTCTAAGTGGCATATAGGCAGACGAGCAAGAAGCTTTAGGAGGCAATGAAGAAGTATTACGAAGACAACAAGAATCAAGAACAAAGTGTTTTAAAATGAAGGTTTAAATGAAGAAAAAAAATAAAAATAAACGAATACTCTACGGGTATCATAATTTGCGCGAGTTATCGGAAAGAGCTTTGCGAAATCTTGATGGAGCGATGGATAATGCCCATGATGTAGCTGTGATGCGCTATGTGTTGTTGCAGTTCACTAATTGGTTCAAGACTGACTTCAAGAAACTGCCACTATTCGAGAGCGACCCGTTTGTTGACGACTGGTGTAACGGTATGGCGAGGGAGATATGCCGTTATATGTCAGACATTACAAAGAAACAAGAAGGTAAAAACAAGAACGAGATATGAAACAGGAGTTATTGGATGATTTGCAGCGTCTGCTGAAATGCCCGAAGACGGAGTGCGCCGACAGAGCTTTGCTGGACGGTGCGTTGAGCGGATGGCATGAGGAAGCTATAGAGTTTTGCCATTTGGCGGAAGTCTACGATATAGGCGTTACACCTCTTGAACTTACAGAGGAACTTAAAAGGAGTGGAATATTCAATGAGGACGGCTTGCCCGACCAGCGTTTTGTTGATTGCGGATATTTTAGAGTCGTTGAAATGAAGTATGTGTCAAGCGACGCAGAAACCAATATCATTTACAAGGTGATTGTGTATCCGCTTGGTATCGCATTCATTTCGGGTTTTACAGACGCATTGAAAGACAGAAAAAGACAGAGCAATGACTAAGGACTGGAGCGGAAACGGCAAGAAATAACAAACAAAAATAAAACAAAATGGAAAGAGAGAAGATAGTAATAGAACTTTGCGGCGGCAGGATGCCTGAAAAGGCGCACGATGCCGATGCAGCGTATGATGTGTTCACTAAGGAAGACGTAAAGATGTACGACGGGGAGCGTTGCGCAATACCTCTTGGTTTTAAGATACAGCTTCCGAAACATTTGGCAGCAGTTATACAGCCAAGAAGCGGCATGTCTGCCAAGGGTATGTACGCTCAACGACTGTGCGATGACGGATCTGTTAAAGAGGTGCGAATTGATGCCGATGTAAAACTCGGCTTGATAGACAGCGGCTATACTGGCGAGGTGAAAGCAATCGTAAAAACCTTTGAGATAGGCAATTCTCTGGTAGATAACATTATTATCCCAGCCGGCACCAGGATAGCGCAGATGCGCATTGTTCAAGTTCCCAGCGTGATGTTTGAAGTCGGTACGATAGAAAAAGACACGGAACGAGGGGAACACGGATTTAATTCTACTGGAACGAAATAAAAAGCGACAAACATGAACGAGATAAAAATATTTGAAAATCCTGCGTTCGGAAAGATTAGAACAGCAGGGACGAGTGAAGAACCATTATTTTGCTTGGCAGACATTTGTCGAGTATTAGGAATAAACAACGCCACAGACGTTAAGAAACGCCTGAAAGAAGATGGGGTAGATTTAATCGAGGTCATAGATTCTATGGGGCGCACACAAAGAGCACACTTTATCAACGAGCAGAACCTCTATCGTTTAATTATGCGCTCCGACAAGCCTATCGCAGAGCCTTTCCAAGATTGGGTGTGTGGCGATGTATTACCCTCAATCCGCAAAACAGGAAAGTATGGACTGCCACAGACATTTGCCGAAGCTCTGCGCCTCGCGGCTGAACAACAAGAAAAAATCGAGCGACAGCAAAAGGCGTTGCAAGAATCAGCGCATGAAATCGTTGTTTTAAATGGCGCGGTCATGCAAATGCAGCCTAAGGTCACATTTGCCGATGCTATTGTTGGAAGCAAGTCAAGCTGTCTTGTTGGGGAACTTGCAAAAGTTCTTACACAGAATGGCATTACAATAGGTCAGAACAAGTTGTTTGAATGGTTGCGGAACTATGGCTATCTTGGCAAGAAAGGCGAACGGTACAATATTCCCAACCAACAATATATCGAGCAAGGACTTTTCGAGATAAAGAAGGGTGTGCGTAGCGGAAATGATGGCGTTATGCATACAACAATCACAACAAAGGTGACTGGCAAAGGACAGTGCTATTTTATCAACAAATTCAAAAACACCTCTGGCGTAAAATAATATATAACTTAAATAAGCCGTACAAGGGCGGCTTGCAGGTGCGAATCCTACCATTGATTTTACTTGGTTTTGTTACAAAAGCTGTGTCGCAGAAATCGCGAAGCTCGCAAATTGGGAGTGGTTTTTCTTTTGTGACAACTTTTTTAATTTACCATGTACCCAATCACTGGGGAGCTTGCATGGCTTTAATGCGTGTTGTAGTCGTGAGGATTATGACGCGCATTTTTTAAAATCACACTAAATCATTTAATTTTCACTAAATATTAAAGATTTTCTATTATTTATTTTGTTATTCATTAATAATTTATTAATTTTGTGGTGTTAAAATTAATAACTTAATAAAAGGAGATACAACAATGACAACAGAAGTTTTAAACAAAGAAATTGTAAACTATATCATTAGCGACATTGAGCTGACTCTTCAACGTTTGGGCATCAATGTACAGCTGTCAATCGAACAGTGCGAGGACTACAAGCATGAGAAGTTTGATAAAGTAATCAGCACAAGTTTTCAAACAATGCCCATGCTTTTTAAAGAAATTCATATTGAAGGTAATATTAATGTAATAGAGGATGAAAAGGACAAAGATATTTGCAAGGTGATAATCAACCTCAATGTAGGATATACATATTTCGATGGAGGAACGAACGGACATAAACTTGGTAGAGTTATGTATGTCGTAGACAAATCTTACAAAGGCACGGACACGAAGCATATAAATATATATGTAGACAAAGTAAAAACTCTTGCAATTTAAAAATAAAACATAGCGAGGTGTAACAACCTCGCTATAACACAAGAATAACGTAATATAGAAGATACAACAATGAACACAATTATCAATAGAATGTGCATCTTTCACAGAAGCTTGCTTCTTACGAGGCTATAACAAGATAGTACTTATGTTGTATCTCTTCGGTGGTGATTGCTTAGGCGATCGCTCCCGATTCTAAAGAATTTGGAGAATATGGAAGAAATAATAAAGATTACAGAGAAAGATGGCAAAAGAGCTGTGAATGCAAGAGAATTGCATCAGTTTTTAGAGAGTAAGCAAGACTTCTCAAACTGGATTAAGAATCGTATTGAAAAGTATGGATTCGTTGAAAATCAAGATTTTGAGGTTTACAATAAAATTATTGAAAACCCACAAGGTGGCAGACCAACTATTGAGTATGCCCTTTCCGTAGATATGGCAAAAGAGCTTTCAATGGTTGAGAATAATGAGAAAGGTCGCTTGGCTCGCAAATACTTCATCGAGTGCGAAAAGATAGCAAGAGAGGCGGTTGTGGCTTCTTATCAGATAGAAGACCCCATTAAGCGTGCTGAACGTTGGATTGAAGAGCTGAAAGAAAAGAAGGCACTCGAAGCAAAGAACCTTGAAATGCTACCAAAGGCACATTACTTCGACGAGCTTGTGGAACGCTCCCTGCTTACTGGTTTCCGTGATACAGCAAAGGAACTTGGCTTAAAGCAGTCTGAGTTCATCAAAATTCTTATTGATAAGGGGTACATCTACCGTACACCGAAAGGCGAGCTTCGCCCAATGGCACAATACACCAACGACCTCTTCGAGATTAAGGACTTCAAAAGTATCAATAGTAGCCACGCAGGTGTAAGGACGTGGATAACCGTCAAAGGGAAAAAGGTCTTTCAGTTGTTGTTCGGTAGGAAATAAGCTATTAGAAGCAATTATAAATATTAGTTTTCTTTTAGTTTTGCAAACCTAAACTAATAAAACGCTAATAATAAAAGATTTATACAAAAATATCTCAAAAAAATTTTGTACATCACAGAAGATTTTATAATTTTGTGGCGTCCTACATATTCAAAGGCGGTGATATAGCCGCAAACACAATCAGTTGGCGGTATTTTTTACCACCAATCGAAACATATCGGTATCGTACCCCCGTGTGAAATGTTAATGCATTCACTGCCTTTGAGGTGTAGGACAACGGGAAAGGCGATACCGTTTTTATTGCCGATAACTTTCAAATGTCCTACAATGAAAGAAATTAAAAAATTTAATTCTCCAATGTTCGGAGAACTTCGTGTAACACGAAATGAGAAAGGCGAATTACTTTTCTGCCTTAAAGATGTATGCAACTCACTCGGGTTGCAAGTTGGCGCAACGGCTAAACGGTTGGGAGGAGACATTAATTCAACTAATGTCTCGTCTATAACTGTATTGGATGCAAATAATCATGGACAACAAATGTACTTCGTCACCGAACCCGACCTCTACCGTTGCATCTTTCAATCTCGCAAGCCTACAGCTCGCAAGTTTCAAGATTGGGTATTCAACGAAGTGCTGCCTTCGCTTCGCACAACAGGCGCATACGTTGTGGCTAAAGAAGAAGATTGCGAGGAAGACATTATCGCCCGTGGCTTGATAGCTGCTAAGGCGGCGCTCGCACGCCGCGAGGAGCGCATTAAAGAACTTGAATGCGAGAACAGTCAAAGCAAACAAGTTATCGAAGCACAAGGCGAGCGTATCGCCAAGGATACACCGAAGGTTGAATACTACGACCAGACACTCAATTCAAAGGATTGTATGACATCAAGCCAAGTAGCTCTCGACCTCGGCATTACAGCACAGGAGTTGCACAACAAGCTCTGTCAAGCAAACATCATCTACAAACAGTCAGGTCAATGGAATTTGCACAAGCCTTACAAAGGTTGGAAATTGCACGATACCAACACCTACACCTTTCCAAGCAGCAATGGTGGCACACATACCAAGGTCTACACTGTTTGGACACAGCGAGGCAGACGCTTCATTATTGCCCTTTTTAAAAACAACTTCAACGTGAAGCTCGCTCTTGCTGAGATTAACGGCAACATCGCCAAGTAAACCTACACAACAACTTTTTAAACAACGCACAAAATGGAAAAGAACACATTAAACAACAATAAGGAGAATTTTACAATCAGTAACACAACCAAGGAGATGCTCCTACTTTTGCGTGACTTTGCAAAACTACAAGAACGGGCTATCGCCCTGTACGAAGACAAAACAGAGGGCGAGAACGTAATAGATGCAACGGTCGCCATGATGCACTCCATGCAAGATGCAATCGCTGTCAACATAGGTGCGACACTCAATGAAACGCGGTATTGTAGTATCTAAAATGCTGGCATAAAAAAGACGTAGTACATTAAATTATACTACGTCTTTTTTGTTATATTTTTATTGTTTGCCGACAGATTTCACACTGGACACCAAAGGGTTGTCGTTAAATATGATACTCTGTAGATTATCAGCAATAGTTCCCACAAACATTACTTTCTTATCATTTTTATCTATGTATGAGAATGTTATTGCATTGCCAGAAACAGAAAAATCAGCTGTAACAGAATATTTGTCAACATCTACATCATAATCTTGTATGCCTGCATATTTGTACTGGGTTTCGTAAGTTACGTTACCATTTCCATCCAACAATAAAAACAAATATCCATTAGCTCGATATACACCATCTTTACGTACAAAGAAGCTCTCGTAGCTGCTATATCCTACCTTTACAAAAAAATCTCCTTCCTTAAACTTGTATTGTTTTTCTGTTTGTGTTAAATTAGCTTTGACACATTTCCTTTTTACCTCCATTTCAAAAATACACCTGTTATTGGAAAATGTCATTGCTATCGTTGTGTCGGCATCGTGACCGTTACTATTGCACACGTTCCAATACACCTCTTTTTCCTCCGTTTTTGTGTTTTCTGAGTATTCCAAGCCAGATATTTGCTGTAGCTTTGTGACTACCTCTGTGTTTGTCTCTTCTTTGTCTACAAAAATGCCGAATGTTGTGTGTTCAATTTTCTCTATTGAACTCCATGTTGTGTTTTTAAGCACATACTTTTGACTTTCCTTTTCTTTAGCATCATCATTGTCCGACGAGCAACCCACACACATTAACGCGACCGAAATCAGTGCAAATAAAAATTTCTTCATAGCGATTGAGTTTATAATGAATTATAGCTGCAAAGGTATATAAAATAATGTAAAGTACAATTTGTTTACACAGAAAACAAATATTATTTTATCAATATAACTTTATAAAGTAATTTTGTGTTAGATAAAATTTTCCATTAACGTAAACAGAATAAAGTATGACAATTAAAGAGAAAGTGCTTGCTTCTTGCAAAACGTCGTTCGCGAAGTACGGTTTGAAGAAGGATGAACTTGCAAAGCTGGTAGACCAGATTGTCGCAAGTCGTGGTTTAACAGATGAGTCAACAGACGAGAATGTTACTGAAGCTATTACAGCCGTGGAGCCGTATGTTGGTATGATGCAAGCGGCGTTCAATAGAGCCGTGAGCGAAACAACGAAGAAGTACGAAGGCTGGGTAGACTCAAAGGCTACTCCGACACCTCCGACAAACCCACCGGCTCCTCCAGTTCCGCCAACAACAGAAACTCCGCTTACAGCCGAAGCTGTGGCGAAGATGATTGCCGAAGTAAAGAACGACCAGCAGAAGGCTGTAAACGAGGCGGTCGCAGCTGCTCTTGCTCCGTATAAGGAACGCGAGGAGCGCACAAGACTCGCAACGTTGCTGCAAAGTAATGAGAAGCTAAAGAACGTGCCCGAAGTATTCCGTTCACGCTATCAACTCGACAAAGAGGAAAACCTCGACAGTGTTGTGGAGCAGATTAACAATGATTTCACAGAAATGAAACAAAAGCTTGTCGCAGATGGAATATTTGTTTCTGCGCCGACAACAAGTACTCCGCAGTCTGAGCAGGATGATTTTATCAAGCGCATGGAAGGCTTCGCGCAGCGTAACGCTCCCAAGCCTGAGGGCGCATCGTAATCTCAATATATAGCAACAACTAAAATTTTTAATTATGGCTTATAAAGGAATGTTTTTCAAGAAGGTAAAGCCGACAAGTATCAAGGAGGCTTCTTGGTGGGAGGAAATGTGTGTCCGCAGACAGGGCGGTTATGACCTCGACCAGAGCAATCTTCCAGCTGGCTTGAAATGGCTTCCTAAGGGCGCTGTTGTAAAGCTTGGCACTGGAGGCAAGGCAGTTGTTATTAAGTCGGCAAAGGTAACGGAAAAGGCAGCAAGCGCGGCTAAGACCGTCAAGCTCTCAGCAGGCTCTCTTTACAAGGAAGGCGACACAATCGGCGGCAAGAAGATTGCTTCTATTGTAAGAGCAGAAAGTGGCGACACGGTAACTCTTACAGCTGGACTTGATGCAGAGCTCGCAGAGGGTGCCGTTGTTACTGACTACGACAAGAGCAAGGATATTCTTCTCGGCTTTGCATACGCGACAAAGGAGCTTGACCCCGATGCTGCGCAGGTCGTAGAGCCGACTCTGCGTGTGATGGAGGTCGAGGAAGACTCTCTGCCCTACCCGATTAACAGCGACATCAAGGAAGGCTTGAACGCAAACGGCATCGCTTTGTTCAAGATTCAGTAAGTATTAACACAGGATAACTTTAAAAATATAGAAAAGGTATGAATAGTATATTGAAGCAGCTATTAGACCCTAAGTCTTTTCAGACCTATATTGACGAGAACATGAAGACCTCAACATACAAGGCTTTGTGGAAAAACGAGATTAAGCAGGTAGACTATTGCGCAGCCAAGGTTTATCAGGCTAACCTCGCTGAATACACAGCTGCAATGGTTGGTTCTGTTATCGCCAAGAACGCTGAAAGACCTGTTCACCACATGCCCGATTTCGGTCAGCTTACAGGTTCGGTTGGTCGCTACGGTGACGAGTGGGAACTCGACAACGACTACCTCGACCAGATGCACCAGCTCGAGGGTCGCTATCGTGATGCTCAGGGTCGCAACTATACGCAGGCGCAGCTTAATGCGCAGTACGACAAACTCATTAAATTTTCTTTCCGCCCGTTTGAACGCGCGGTTGTTGCTCCGCACAAGCGTCTTGATATGCTTTACTACGAAGGTCTTTACTTGGGCACACAGACCGTCTCTCGCACGAACAATGCTAAGGCAAACGTGTCTTACACCTTTGACCTCGGCATTAAGCAGCTCGCCGTTACAACATCATGGGGCGAGGAAAATGCAACTCCGTTCGAGGATATCAAGAAGCTTAAGGACGAGGCGAAGGCACACGGTCGCAAGATTCTCAAGCTCCGTATGTCTGAAAACACATTCTACAAGATGTGCAAGGCTAAGGAGATAAAAGACACCTTTAAGCTCAACCTTGGCACGGTACAGCTCAATCCAGCGGTTCCGATGCTCACAACAGAGCAGGTAAACACTTATCTGCGTTCTATTTTGCTCCCGACAATTCAGATTGACGAAGACCAGTTTGTGACCCTCGCCGACGGCACGACACACAACCTTATTGCGGATGACCGCGTGGTTGCTCAGTGCGCTGAAAGTGTGGCTATCATGAAGATTTCGGACGCATTGGAGCTGGTAGACCCTATTCCAGGCGTTTCTTACTCTTCGCACGACGACAACCTCGTTGGTTACTGGCGTGACAAGACTGGCTATCATATCAACTATGATATGTGGGCTCAGCCTGTATTTAACGGTCTCAATGACCTCTATATCCTCAAGACTACGGTATAATCGTAGCCTTGGGGTAAAAATTAAAAGATGTAGTAGTAGTTATAGTTGTAGTATTAAGACAAGGTAGCATGACAATCTCGGAAGCCATCGCAAGCGAAATTCAGCCTTTCTCAACGTCGAACGAGGCGTTGGAGAAGATGTTTATCGACGCTGCCGATAAATTCGGTGCCTCGGAAAGCGTCGATGACGCATACAGTGTGGCTGTAAAGAAGCCTGTAGCGTATGCTGCAATGCGCATACTTTACAAAATGCGTACACTTTCAAGCGAGAATGTGGGCGGCGTATCACAAAGCTACAAGAGCGATGACGAACTGATTGACGATATGATAAAATCTATTGCCAAGGACGCAGGATTGAGTGCTGACCTTGTTCTTAATACAGACTCTGATAGCTATTGGTTGCAAAGTGTAAAGGTTTGGTAAGGAAGGTGGATGTATGAACTTCGAGGATAAACTGCAAGTACAGCTCAAAATATACAACGTTGGGTATGTTCAAATAGGTAGCGTGTTCTACGACATGAAGGATAGCGGAGAACCAGACTTTGATGTTAAAAACGAAAATGTCGGCAGCGGATACGACGCGCAGGGCAATCCGATTGAAGCAACGGCAACACGCTTTCTCGATTTTGGCAAATGTCTAATCTTTCCGAATACAAAGGCAAGCCTTATCACGTTGAATGATGGCAGTAAGTATCAATACGCCTACGAGGTGATAGCACCGCTGTCAAAGCAGAAATACAAAATGCTGCCAACGGAAGGGGATACTGTAAAAATAATGAAAAAAGACGGCACAATAGAAAAGGAGATGGAAGTCAAAGGGTTTGTTACCCTTAAACGACGCTATTTGAAATTGTGGCTATAAAACGCAGGGTATGATAATAGGTGACGACGCTGTAAGCGCGATGTACGAATACATTTGCAATAACCTGCCGAATATAGGAGTTAAAAAGGGTAACGTTTTTAAATATAAACGACCCAAAAAGCTTGATTCGGACAGTTATATTGTTATTAATCACTTGCCGTTTGTACACGAAAGTGAGATAGAAAACGGCATGATTAACGTAAACGTGCATGTGCGAAAAACAGCCTCTGATGAACCGAATACAAAGAAACTTACAACGCAAGCGAAAGCAATTCTTGCCTTGTTCGAGAATAGCACATACCTTGGCGGTGCATATTTTGACAGCTATTCTGATTCTCTTCCTACAGAGGACAACGATAATACATACTATATCAATCTGAAATTCAAAGTAACGTATAACAACTTAAAGAAATAAAATATGGCAAAAACAGGCAAAGACGGCGTGTATGGCATTGACGAGTTTGCAATCGCTACCCCTGCGGAAAATGGTGCTTATCCTACCAGTTTTCCATTTAAATTTAAGGCTATTGTACAGGGCTCTTTGAGCTTTAACGACAACGCGGCATCTACAACAGACGTTGAAATCGAGGACTCAGAAGACCCGTACGCAGTATTAACCTCTTCGGCTGCAACTAAAGGTTTTACGGTTCAGACATACGACATGTCTCCTGAAACGTATAAAGAGATCCTTGGTTTTACTTCAACTGACCAAAAATGGAACAACGAGCAGCCAACAGAAACACAGGTATTCAAAGCTGTACAGATTAAGACAAAGGTACTCGACGACATCCCTGCAAAGGTGTTCCAATGGGCAAAAATGAAGCTTACTGTCACCCGTAGTGGCTCTATTGGCAAGACCGGTCTTCCAAATCTTAACATTGAATTCCGTCAGATGGCAGTAATGGATGCAAGTGGCGAGAAGGTTTCTGGTCATCGATGGGCATACCTCGAGGACGTTAAGACAGATGTCGAGAAAAAGCTTTAAGTATTTGCATAGGTTATATAATTTCAAATCGTTAATTAGCGGCGAGGCAAGGAGAAATTCTAAGCCGCGCCGCCTTTATTTTAAGCATACAACTATATGAAAACATCAGAGAAAAAACATGTAGCGGAAACGCTCATGGAAAAGTCAACAAAGATAAAGGTCGGCAGGTTTAGTTTCGAGGTTAAACCTTTGACATTTATGCAGATTTATGAAATGGCTGCCGTTGCAAACGACATTAAAAAGCCAAGCTGGAAGCCCGGCGACAAAATAAATGTGTTGCAAGAAACTATCGCACACGGCAACGATGCTCGCCTTATGTGTGAAATATTTGTTATTTGTGCGTTTAGAAAGACATGGAAGCGTTGCCTTTGGAGGCGGTATATAACCAAGCGTCTTAATGTCAATGCTTTCAATGACCTTATTCAATTTGTAAGTCATTCTTTTAATGTAAATTTTTTCTTAACCTCTATAACTTTCCTCACCCAAACGATAGCAATGACAGAGCCGACAACGACTCGCCATGGGCAATCATCGGAGGAGTAATGAAATACTTTCGTATGAGTTACGAGGAGGTCGTATTTAATCGCTCATACATCAACATAATTCTTCTTAATCGCTCAATACCTTCATGGGATAACCCAGACAAAAAAGAAGATGAAGGTAGCGGAAAGGAAGAAATAGGCACTTGCAAACCGATAAACAAATCAATACACGCATCAGATTTCTTTATGAATATGATGGGATAACACTATATATATTATGGCAGAAGAAATACTTGGTATAAGCGGACAGATGGATATTTCCGATATCCAAAAGTCATTCGACACTTTATTTGGAAATCTCGACGAGCTCGGCGTAAAAACGGACAGCCTTAGCGCACGAATGACAAAAGCGTTGAACGATATTGCACAAAGTTCCGATGTAAGCAACAAAAGTACACAGCAAGCATTTAAGGAGCTTAATGCGATAATATCCGAGGCGCAGGAGAAGCTGACAACAACGCCTAAAAAGATTCAAGATGTTTCTTTGGAATTGTCAAACGCAGCAAAAACGGTCGAAACGCTTAAAGATAGACTTTCGCAAGCGACGGTCGGAACAACAGAGTGGAATACGGTTACTCAAATGCTTGAGAATCAAAACAAGACTGTCGAACGACTCAAGGCGCAGTATTCCGCATTAACAAACACTTTTTCAGACGCTCAAACAGCCGCTAACGTGCTCGGTACAACAATGGGTACTGTCAATACTGTTAGTTCTCTTTCAAACGCAGCTACTGGCGTTAATGCAGGGCTTCACGTCGGCGTGGCGGCAGCCGTGGGTGCTGAAAGTGTGGCACACGCAGCCAATGCGGAAAAAATTGGAGTTGAAACGCAGGCAGTAAACGACAACACGCAAGCGTTTCAAGAAGCAAATGAAACAAGCAGACAACGAACAGAAACGGCAAATGCAGAAGCGATAGCACTCGACAAGTTGTCTGAACAAGTGTTGCAAGGCAAAGCAAGCGAAGAGGAGTATATAAAAGCCAAGGAGAGCGCGGAGGAGCGTTACCGTCAACTAATGAACGAGCAAGCGGAATTGCTCGAAAAGGAGAAAAAAGCAAGAGAAGAAGCAAATACTTTTAAGGTTGTGGACGGTAATATCGTCAGTGGTGACAACGATATGAACGCACGTGCCGCTGATGCACTTTTGGAGCGTGCTGCAAATATTAGAAAAGAAGCCGACGAAATAGCAAATAGCTTAAATCGACTTTCCGAGGCGTACACATCAACGACACAAACAGCACAAGCTGAGCAAAAAAAAGAAGAAGAAAGCACAAACAAAACGCTTGACGCAATACGAGCAAAAGAAGATGAACTAAAGAAGCTCAACGAACAAGTGGAGCTAATGAAGGCGCACCATGCAAACGGATGGGGCGGCGACTTCTTTACGTCTATGCGCAAAGGCGAAAATCCGCTTAACGTCATAAAGGACTATTTCGCTGAAGGTAGCGCAATCAAGGAAAAGCAACAGCAAATTGCCGATATTACAGCAGAGCTTGAAAAATTGCGCACGGCAGCAGACGAAACAAAAACATCTACTACCGATATTTGGAGTGGAATGTCAAAAAACGACATTACAAACTCTATACAGGAAAACATTGCGCAATTAAAGATACTCAAAAGCGAGTATTCCGAAATTGCCCAAGTTTACGGCAAAGACAGCGATAAGGCGCAGGCAAACAAGGAAAAACAAGAAGAAATAACTCGCGAAATAATCCAAAGCAAGGAAAAGCTGCGCGAAATGGGCACATCCTATGAGGATGCGACCAAAGAAGCTAAAAAAACCGCGAAAGAAACCCAAGGTATCGGCAAGGAGGCAGAAAAATCTTCGTCAAAGGTTAAAGGTATATTTGGAGGGCTTAAAAGCTCTTTTAGCGGCTTGATGAAGGGCGATTTCTCGGGTTTGTTTAAATTCGTTGGAAAGATTGGAGTTTGGGGTGCTGGTATTGCAACTGTAGGAAAAGGCTTATTTGAAGCGTCTAAAGCAGCGGAAGAGTTTCGTGTAGCCATGCAACCTTTAAATCACTACATGGACGCAAGTAAAGTTCAAGAAGTTAGCCAAAATATCTTATCTATGACTTCTAAAACAACGAAGTCGTGCGCGGACATGGCGAACGCTGCTTTACAGTTTGCAAAGGTTTGGGATGGGTTGAAAGATGCACCTGGTGCTCTCACCCAAATGATTGAGAGCTCGAACGAATACGGTGCGTTGACAGGAAGAACATCCGAAGAGGGAGCGAAGGCTATCTCACAAATGGCTTCCGAGTATCACATGACGGCACAAGAAGCTTCGGAGATGAACAACATTATTGCTTCGGCAGCAAAACACTCTACGGATTCGTTCGGAGAAATGTCTGACGCTATTGCTTCCGCTGGTTCAACAACAGCTTTATATGGAGTCACCTTTAAGGAGACAGCTACACTTATCGGCTATTCAAGCGGACAGTTTGGTAACGCTCAGAAGGCGGCATCCAAGCTTTCAATGCTACTTATGAGCATGTCTAAGCTACAAGACAAGTACAATCCGTCGGTAGTTGGTATGGTTACAGCCCTGAAAAACCTTAAAGATGCTTATGAAAGAGGTGAGAATGTCGCATCTAAATTCATGGCTCGCAACAGGTCTGTGGCTATGTATTTTATTAAAAATGCAGATGCTATTGAGCAATACAGCAAAAAGCTGGAAAATGCCGATGCTAAAAATGAACTTCTTGGCGACTTGAGCCAACGCGCTTCCGCAAACCTTGCGAAATTAAACAATGCATGGAACGGTTTTTTAACCTCATTAAATGCCAATTTAACGCCAACCTTAACAAATATATTAAATTTCTTTAATCGTATTATTGGCGGAGCTAAACAAACAGCTTCGCAGCTAAATTACATAAAAAACTACGATAAAATACATCCCGGAAACAACAAGGATGTGGACTACACGGGAGAAGTAGCGAGCAAGTGGTATCTTAGCGGATTTCCTGAAGCACAACTATCGGCACGGACAGCGGCTTCGATGAGAATGGGGAGTCAAAGAGAAAATGTCAAATCCTTTAGCCAACAGGAGGAGCGCCTCAATAAAATATTTGATAGAGCATACCGAAAGGCTCGCGACAAATATAAGCCAAACCCAAAGACTAACTACAAAGGCATTAGCGTTGAAGGTATGTTTAATGCAGGCATGAATGCTGTTAAAAAGGCTATAGAAAACGACCCACAAGCCTTCTCCGAGTTCCAAAATGCATATACATACAATTACTTTTACAAAGAAAAAAAGCGAAACACTCTCGCGTTAAATCAAAAACCCAACAATACAAATACAGATTTAGGCGGCGGTTTCGGCGGCGACGACAAAGGCGAAGAAGCACGCAAATATCGTGAACAGCTGGCTGAACAACAAGCAAAAGAAGAAGCACGCAAGCGCAAGGAGAGATGGGATTTGTATGTAGCGGAAGAAGAAAAAGGCATCGCAAAAGAAAAGGATGTTGCTGAAAAGGAGCGCCGTCAAAGAGCACTTGATTTTGAAAAAAAGATGCATCAGCTTGACGAAGAAGCAGAGCAGCTTAAGCAAAAAAACATCGATACAGCGAAGGCTAACTATGAGAAAGACCCGGCGAACAAGAAAAAAGAGGGTTTTTACGCATTAGGGCTCGACAAGAAAGTTGGTCTTACAAGCGAGCAGCAGAAGTATATACAGACTAAAAAGGACACGCTCCTTGTTGAAAACGCCGAAAGCGAACGAAAGTACTTAAGAGAACAGTTGCAATATTACTACGACTATCTTAAAGAGTTTGGTTCTATTCAGGAACAGAAGTACGCTATTGCAAAGGAATACGACGAAAAGATAGCTAAAGCAACATCGCCAAATCAACGAAAACTTCTCGAAGAGCAGAAAAAATCAAGTCTTGCAAACGTTGAGTTGGAAGCGGTAAAGCAAAACATCGACTGGGGAAGCGTTTTCGGTGACTTCGGAACGATGTTTAAAGACCAGCTGGAGCCCACAATCAAATCGCTCAAGCAGCTCGCCAGCAAAACAGAAAATGTCGACGAAAAGAAAACGATATGGGAGCTTGTAAGTAAGCTGCAAAAAACTGGCACGCTGTGGGATAGCGATATTTTCGTAACTATATCAAACGACTTAAAGACATACCAAGAAGCTATGCGTAGCTACGCTGAAGCTCAAAAAAAGGAGCAAAAGGTAGCAGACGAACTCACGGAAGCCGAGGAACGTTTAAAAAACGCCCAAAAAAGCGGCAACGAAAAAGATATTCTTGACGCATCAGCAACTGTCGACAAGTTAAAGAATCAAATGTCCGAAGCAGCTGACGCTACAAAAGGAAACAAAGATGCTGTCGTTAAGGCAACGACCGACTTACAAACGTCTTCTCAGCGAGCTATTAATCAATTTCAGCAGCTTGAAAGCTGTTTGTCTGGTCTTACAAGTGGAACATTAAAAGGAATTGGCGATGCACTCATGGGGCTTGATAAACTGTTCGGCGGTAAAGCTACGGACAAGGCTGCAAGCAGCTTGGTTAAAATGACGACAGAACTTTTTGGCAGCAACAGCAAACTGTCTAAAACACTTACAAAGGTGCTTGGCGAAAGCGGCATGACTGGCGAAATAGTATCTGCTGCTCTTGGCATTTTAGATATACTTAAAGATGGTGTGGAAAACTTAGTATCAAGTCTTATAGACACGATATTAGGAGCTGTAAATGGCTTGATAAAAACAGCCCTATCTCCAAAGACGGTTACTGGCATACTGAAAAGTGTTTTTGATGGAGTAACAAGCATTTTTGACACACTTTCTTTTGGCACAATAAGCAACATCTTCGGGGACAACAGCGCTAAGATGGAAAGCAAAATTGACAAGCTAAACACAAGCAATGAGGCTTTGAAGATGTCAATTGACAATTTGAGAGATAAGATAGAGAAGTCAAATTCGCTCTCCGAAATCCTAAATGCGCAAAACAAAAAGGAAAAGCAGACAAAGGAGCTTGAACAGAACACCTCTAAGCAGATGATTTACGAAACGTGGAAGCACGGCGCATGGCGTTCCAACCTTGCTGCATCCGTTGAGGACAACAAAGGGTGGAAAGACGCGATGAAGCAGGTTTCTGCTATTTTGGGCAAAAAAGTTAAGACGAGCGGCGACTTTCTTTCTTTGAGCGCAGAGGAGATGCAAAGAATTATCGACAGTGACAACGGAGCGGAACTCTGGGCGAAGATTCTTAACGAGTACAACAAAGAAGGTGGCAAAGGCGGTCGTTCAGACAAACTGAGCGACATGCTGAATCAATATGTCAACGACTTCGGCAATGTTGCACAAGATATGGCTGACGAGATAAAGGAAAAGCTTAACGGCATTTCTTTTGACAGCATGAAGGATAGCTTTATAAGCGCGTTGATGGATATGGATAAGAACGCAGAGGACTTTGCTTCCGACTTCTCGAAGATAATGCAACAGGCATTGCTTAATCTTAGCGTTGATGAGCTAATCAACGGCAGTGAAAACAACCCAAACGGCGACAGTTTAAAAAAGCTGTATGACGACATGGCAGAAGCTATGAAAAATGAAACGTACAAGTCAAGAGCCGAAGAATTTGCACAAAGACAGCAGAAACTTCTCGAGCAAGGCATGAAAATGCGCGACGAGCTGGCTCAGTTTACTGGCTATGGGGAGCAATCTTCTCAGTCGGCGACCGGCAAGGCTATCGAGGCTATAACAGCCGACCAAGCAAGCACATTGATTGGCATTGGCTACGCTTTACAAAGCGCCGTCGAGCAAGGTAATGCTACACGCGAAAACATACACTCTAATGTCGAAGTGATATGTAGCTATCAAATGCTGATGTCAGACAACATATCCGAAATACGCGACATGCAATATCAAGGCTTGAATCAATTGCAACAGATTGCAAAAAATACCGAGCCTATCACGGGTATAAACGAAAACATCGCGAACATGTACAAGTTAATAAAGGAGAGAATTTAATATGAAAAATCAAGCATTTATAAAGCTTTTGGGCGAAGACGACACAAAATATGTCGACCTTAATGAGTTTGGCGTTACCCTCATACGAGGGTGGCGCGAAGCTCTGCTTACTCCAGCACCCGTAAAAAGCTACGTAAGCAATGACAGTCGGCTTGAGCACGGTATCTCGATGATTGCAACAGCGGACTGCGCCAAGGTAAATCAAAGAGAGATAGATTTGCCTATGTTTTTGGAGGGTGAGACAGAGGATGATTATCTTGATAAGCTGGAAAAGCTCTTTAATAAGATAGCTTACAGCGGAGAGATTTGCATGAAAGTCCCTGTCTTAAAGCGTGTTTTCAAATTTGTTTATTCACAGTGCACAAAATTCGGAGATTACGGACTAAAAAAAGGTAATTTTACATTGAAGCTCGTAGAGCCTAACCCGAAAGACCGACTAAAAATATGATTAATATATACAACCCCGATGGCAGCATTTCGATGCAAGCCTTTGTAACAAAAGAAGCAAAAAGAGAAGAAGAACTGTCTAAGTCTGACTACATTTCTCTTTCGTTCAATGCGACCGTCAAGGTTGTATTGCCAATGGGTGCGTATATAGAGCACACGTATTATATTGACAGAACGAGAAGCGTAACACAGAAGTTCATGCTCCTCGAACCCTACACACCTACACAAGTAGATGAAATGTCGTGGAAGTACACAATAGAGTTCCACCACCCAAAGATGCAGCTCGGGAAGATACCATTTTACATCAAGACCAAAAACTCACAAAACGAGAATATAAATCAAACGATTTGGAGCTTTGTGGGTACTCCGCAAGGCATGATGGAAAACGTGTGTGCTTTCCTTAACAGCAATATCAAATTCGGCAAATGCGGATGGAAGGCTATCTTGTCAGGCGCGATGAATAATTCTATAAGCGTAAGCTTTAGCGACAACGATGTGTTGTCTGCTTTAACAGCAATATCAAACGCCGCTGGCGATGAGTGTGAATGGCATATTGACTACGACGACGAGATTGTTTACCTTGGCAAGGTGTCTATTGACAGTGCAGAAAAATTCAAATTAAGCGTCGGTGAAAACGTGGGCGTTCCTTCCGTTACAGAAAGCAGCGATGAATATTACAACGCCTTCGCGGTCTTTGGCGGTACGCGGAATATTACGCAGGTAAATGATAAAAACGAAAACGTTTCGTCGGGCGACATAAGATTGCAACTCGCTAAAGGTGATGGTTTGATGGTTATTGATGGCAGCCCAGTACAATTCAGCGTAGACGAGTTTTCTGTTATGGATTTGCGTACGGACAAAACATTGCCTAAATTTACAAAGGTGCTGAATTTTCCTGATATTTACCCATCTCTTGACACCTACGTTTACGATGTTCGAGGACGCAAGAAATACGTTCTTGACCCACAAACGAACAAACCGATAGTCTTACGAACTGACGAACAAGGCAACGTGCTTGAATACAAGACGTTTACGGTTTGGTTTATGCGTCTGGCTTACTGCACAAAGAACAAAGAAGCGGACAAGCAAGCTGTCAACAGCACGGTTAAAGACGGCGTTACATATTATTGGTACGATTTTGTAATTACAGATGATTTAAAGATTAACGGAAAGAATTTATCTTGCTCGTTTGAACCCAATTTTGAAGAAGGAGCGTTGTCAACACCTCTTGCTGGCAGGGGAACTAACGGCGATCATGTTGGCTTTGAGCTAACCTATCACACAAAATCAAGAACTTCGCATGAATCTGACGATTGCTCAACTGGCAATTTCAACATCAAAGAAGGCGACTATGAAATAATATATCAAGAGGACAATAATATTATAATCCCAACGAATGAAGAGCAGTTGATAATACCCAAAGGTAAGGCTCTGCCAACATTCGAGTGCAATAAGGTTATCCTGTACAACATTGCTATGGCTGACGCTTACAAAGTGTCGGCGCAGGAGAAACTTTTGGAAGCGGCGAAGAAAGATATAATACTCGCTTTGTCTGACACGAATAATTACACAGTCAAGTCTTATCCACATGTATTTAAAGACCAAAGACCAAGATTGCAAATTGGGCAGAAGGTTTCGTTTTTAAGCAAAGGGCAGCGACTTGACACTCGTGTTTTAAGACTTTCGACAAACTTGGATTTTGATTATATCCAAGAGATAACGGTTGGAAACAAGGTCATAAAAGGCGCTGTTTCGCAATTAAAAGAAGACGTACAATCAATAATCGCTAACGGCGGCGGCAGTGGCAGTGGTGGCGGTTATAGCGTCGCGCAGTTCGAATCGCTTGTATTAAAATACTGTATTAAACACTTTCTTTCAAAAGAATTTGCAGATGTCGCGCAAGAGATAATACGTTTTGCAAAAGGCGCAACATTTGGCAGTGAAGATACAAAGCACGCAATTACAGAAGAAGGTGTAGCTACATTGAAATCATTGCTTTTAGGAAGTGACGGTTTAGGCATCTCCTCTGACGGCATCGCCACACTCAAAGAGGTTGTGTCGGCTGCGTTCCGTTCGGGTGCGCTCGGCTCTGGCTTCAAACTTGGTGATTATAACGAAAGTGGTGATAGCTACTTGGAGGTAGACCGCCTGCTTGTGCGCAAGGCAGCGGAGTTCGTAAGGCTCGTAATCCGAGAGCTTCAAAGCGTAGGTGGTGAGATTGTTCTGTCGCCTGCTGCTATGAAGATTAGCAATGTGGTCTATTTTGAGAAGTTCACGGTTCTTCCCGAATACGACGGCTCTCCCCTACGTTACGATGTTTACCGCTGCTACTTCTCGCAGAAGAAAGGCGACGAGGAGATAGAAAACCAATTTGTGATTGGCGACCTCGTGCGCTGTCAGACGTTCAACGTCAAGGAGGGCGTGAGTGAGAACGTGAAGAACAGATATTACTGGCGTAAGGTGTACAAGGTAGGTAAAGATTTTATTGATGTGTTGGCTGATTTCTGCGATACTGGTAGCGGTATTCCGCAGGCAGGTGACGAGCTTGTACAGATGGGCAATACGACGGACACAGCTCGCCAGTCGGTCGTTGTTCTATCGGCATACGGAGCGGATGCGCCATCGTTAAAGATGTACGAAGGAGTAGATAGCTATTCGTTAGAAAACAAGGAGGTCTTTGTCCTGTCACGCAAAGAGATGTTCGCCATAGCCGATAAGTTTAAGTTCATTACGCGCAAGGCTAATGGCGAAATAAAAAGCACGCAGTCGTTTGCGGAGCTTGTAATGTCCGTGGATGGGCTCAGAACAACGGTCAACAGCAATAAGAGCGAGGTGGACGGACAAATATCAAAGATTAGCTCGCAAATCACACAGACAGCAGGCAAAATCATTACGCTTACCAACGAGCAGACTGCGATGGGAAATAAAATATCAAAGATTGAGCAGTCAACTGAAAAAATCTCGCTACAGGTTGAAACGACCACGAATTTGAAGAACTGCATCGTCGGCTCAGCCCTACGCCCATGGGATGACATCGTGAAGATTGCTGCCGGTCTCTCGCAGGCAGTGAACATAATAAACGGTGGCGGTGTTGGCGGCTCAAACTACGCAGTATTCAATGCGCAGGGAGCGACTGCGAACACATGGACTGGTCTATACTTCAAAGATGTGCGTGTGACACCTGGCAAAAAATACATCTTCAGTGTTTGGGTGAGGGTCCTAAGGGCAACAGATAGCGGTGCGTATTACACAATCAAACGCTTCGATAATGGTGTCGCAGGTGCAGTTGTCGAATCGAAAAACTATCCCAATATTGTTGGTGACTGGGCACTATACACGTCCCAAATAACAGTGCCCAGTGGTTGCTCAAGGCTACTGATAGAAACAGCTATTCGCAAGAACGGTACTATCAATCTGTGTCGTCTGATGCTCATGGAGGGCACAGAGTATGGTGGCTGGAGCCTTTCGCCTTACGACAAGACAGAGGCAGGCAAGCTGGAGACCGACTTAAAATCTACGGGCATAGACATCGAAAATGGCAAGATAACGGCAACTGCGGACAAGTTCGAGATACGCAACAATAGCGGCGAGACAACCGCGAGCGTGAATAAGGACGGCTTGCTGGAGGTTGGCGCAGGAATATTCTCGGGGCTTATCCGCAAAAAAATAACGGAGATTACCCCTGAAAACCTAAAGGAGTACGTTATAGACGTGCCGGCACTGGCTCTCGGAAATATCCAGATTGACTTCGAGAAGACAGGTAGCTTTGTGAAGTTTACGGGTAACATAAAGGCGATGACTAAGGCTGATGTTGTTATTGTTCCACCTTTCTACATGCCCAACCATACAGACTGGGGCAAACTGAGCACAAAGACGGTTTACGAGGCTATGGCGTATGTCGGACAGACCATTATTGTTGTCAATGATAGTGATACAGAAATGACTACAATCGGATATACGAGTATGAATTTCGACCATGCCAGCAAATATTTTGGCAGAGGGCAAGGCGCGATGATGACCTGCGTTGTCAATAAAGGTCAGAATAGTTGCACTGTGGTATGGAACGGCAGACAGTTACCGTTTTAAAACCCTGCACTTGAAAGCGAATCCGACCCGACAAGTACTGCTGACGAGCCTATAACCACAACAGAAAAAGAACAACCAAAAGATTAAGATATGAAGAAAATAGTTAGAGGCAACGATTTTACGTTGCGCATACCCGTAAAGAAGATAGTCAATGGTGAATCGGTATCGTTCCCGTTGACTGATTGCACCGACATCGCTGTGCACATCGTTAGCAAGTACAAGCGTACCGCACTCCCCTTTTCTATCGACAAGGAGTCTAATGACGTGCTCTTGGCTGACGTTGACGGCACAACACTATCGTTAGGCACTTACGCCTTGGAGGTGACGGGCGTATCGGAGGGTGCCAACTGGCGAAGTTATGAGTATGAGCAGTTCGCCATCGTTGACAACAACGCAAGCAGCGATACCGTATTTGAGGACAACACTACCGATGGCGACACCAACATCGAGGACGGCAACGGAGATAATGCCAACAAAGGCTGCATGGATGTGAAGATTGAGGGTTTTGCCGTGGATACTGCGCTTGTTGTCCTCCCTCCTGTATCCGCGCGAGCAACCATCATTGAGCTTATCGCCAACGCCGACGCTGCCATTGCTGCGGTAAGAGAAACGGAAGCGGCTGTCAAGGCAAGCGAGGATGTGCGCGTGGAGAGCGAAACGCTCCGCCAGAACGCAGAAGAGCAACGTGTAGAGAGTGAAGCTACACGTCAGACAGCGGAGACACAGCGCACGGAGAGTGAAATGGAACGTGTTGCCAACGAAGAAGCGCGAAAAGCCAACGAGAAAGCACGTGTAGCAGCCGAGGAGCAGAGAGCCGTTACTTTTAACGACCTTTCGGAGGCTGCAAATGCTGCGGTTGGCAAAGCGAACGAAGCCGTAAAATCCGCCAACGCCGCGATTGACAAGATAAACGTCGCAGAGAAAGAGCGTGCCGAAGCCGAAAGACAGCGAGTCGAAGCAGAAGCTACACGCAGTCGCGAGGAGGGCATACGCCAGGAGTCGGAAACCGAGCGTGTACGACAGGAAACAGCGAGAGAAACTGCGGAGAAAACTCGTCAGAACGCAGAGGTGGAGCGAGAAAAGGCTGATGCCGAGCGTGAAAAGCGTGTGTCCGAAGCAATATCCAACACGTCCTCTGCCGCAAAAACCGCCGCTGACGCAGCAGCCGTGGCAATGGAGACAGCCAAGCAGGGTATGAATGTGATTACAGAAGCAGAGAGAGTAAACGCCGAGCTAAGGGGCAACGTACTCGTAGTAACCGATAGAAATGGCGATGTCAGCACGCTTGACTTCGAGCAGTGGGACTTGGAGGAACGGGTGAATATTACCATTACGACATCTGTTGCTGGAGTAAGCGTGAAAGGCGTGGCGGTAAACGTCTTCCTTAATGGCTCTTCGGCATTTACAAAGTACACAACGGATGCAGACGGCAAGGTGTCGTTCGCAATCCCGAGAGGAACGATGTACAGAATAGCTTTTCAGGAGCTGAAAGGCTGTGACCCTCTTCCCTCTCTTACCTATACCGCCGCACTGAGAGTGCGTGACATAAACGTGGAGTATAAGCCGATAAGCGACGAGAAAGCCTCTGTGGTAGTAACGATAGACAAAGCGGAGGGCGGAAAGGTAAGTCCGTTCGGAGGCGTGGCAGTGACCTGCGCCATTGCAAACGGCGACACCATAACAACGGAAACCGACAGCGAAGGAAAGGTAACATTTCGTATTCCATACAATAAGAAGTACAAGATAACCGCTGCCCAAAAAGATGGCTATTATGCTTTTCGTGGCGTATATGAGAAGAACAATGTGGCAGATGTGGCAGAACATAATCTTTACTTCCACTACTACCCTACTACGTCAGGCGTGTTTATTCTTGATGCTACAGGAGCACAATATACGGCGGATGAATGGCAGGCGGCTGGCAAGACCGCGGAAGAAGCAGTCCTCATAAAACTCGTGACGCAGAACCTCGCTAATGGCAACAACTGTTTCGGCTTCTCGCCCGCAGCCTTGCAAGCCGGCTATCCAAATAAGCAGTGGTGTACACAGACTACGCAGTTTAACAACATTCCTTTAAACGGCAACAATGTAAAAGATGCACTGTATTACAATGGCGTAGAAACGTCAAGACTTGTGCGCGAAGAAGCGGAAGAGCGTGGATTGTCTATACCTCTATTCACTTACGTCTATGAGCAGACGGTGAACTTGGCGGATGTTCAGCTACATGGCTTTATTTTGTCGGTCGGACAGATGATAGAAGCGAATGTAAACAGAAGTCTTGTGGACGAGGTGATAAAGATGGTGTATGGCGGTAACGCAAAACTGTTCAGTTCGCTTTTTGCTCAGAATAAATGGACATCGACGCAGATCTCTGCCACGCACGCTTGGTACTTCAGTTCAAGTCCGGGCAGCTTCGTCAAGTCGTTCAGCTTCATGGCTCTGCCGGTCTTCGCTTGTTAATCTCTTTATCTCTTTATCTCTCCGCTCGCCGTCTGCGGCGAGCGGTCGACAAGAAAAGAGGGTAAGCAAAATAAATATATAAAAACATATAAAAATGGCATACACGGAGACTTTGTTTATCTACAAGGACACTTATCTGCTCTGCAAACTCCTGCTTCAGTACAGCAAGAATGTGAGTCGCATCATTAGATATGGTGCTTACGAGATTGCTATCAGCAAGGCTTGCACGGCTCTCGATGTCGTAAGACGCATCAATGAGAGCTTTGAGCATAGAGAAGAAAACTTGCATGAATATATCCTGCTTATGTCGGAAGTCAAGTCGAGAATCAACCTCTTCACCGACGCGGATTTCTTGCCAGTCAAGACTGCGACAAACCTTAATCATCAAGTGGATAAGGTACTGAAAGAGGCGTATGGTTGGCGAAAGGCAGAGCGAAATCGCAAAGGTGAGAACCGTGGAGTGTGAACAACACGGGAGAGCCGCCACTAATGTGACAAGGGGTGTTGACACGCAACTCCGAATGGAGAAGTGTTCAGACCGCAAGGAGAAAACACCGGGAACGCAGAACAATGCCACGAACGCTTGGAACTTCAGTTCAAGTCCGAACAACAACAACAAGTCGAACAGCAACATGGCTCTGCCGGTCTTCGATTATCCATACGTGACGATACTCTCCGTGTATGCCAATTTAAACGATAGAAAAATAGATATAGATACGAAGTGAAGGAGTATGTCACGCTCGATTTTGTCTACGAGGCGTATCGTGATTGCTGTAGGCATAAAGGCTCAACCGAGAGCTGTATGGAATACACGACAAAATATATCGCCGAGAATTATCTTCTTTATAAGGAGTTGAACAGTATGACATACACGATAGGTGAGAGTAAAGCCTTCTGTGTTACGAAGCCTGTACTAAGGGAGGTATTCTGTGCTAAGTTTCGTGACCGAATAGTACATCATCTGCTCGCTTTGAAATTTGGCGATATGCTCGACGGAGAACTGACAGACAGAGCTTACGCCTGCCGCAAGGGCAAAGGTACAGACTACGGTATTGATGATGTGAGAGCACAGATAGAACGTGTGACGGATGGCTACAGGCGTGAGGCGTGGGTATTGAAATGCGACCTGCAAGGCTTCTTTATGAGCATTGACCGTATGCTGCTATACAGACTCCTCGAACGCACAATAAGAAAGAAGTATGACGGCGACGATATAGAATGGTGGCTATGGCTGTGGAAATTAGTTGTGTTGCACGACCCAACAAAAGACTGCATCAAGGTTGGTGACTTAAATCTATGGAGCAGACTGCCGAAGAATAAATCGCTGTTTACATGCGGAGATGGCAAAGGTCTGCCAATAGGCAATCTCCCAAGTCAACTGCTTGCAAACCTCCTGCTCGCCGACTTCGATCGGGAGATGATTAATAGACTTGGAAGCAGTGGTGGTTATGGTAGGTATGTAGACGATTTTGTTGCGATACACTCCGACAGACGTTTGTTGCACACTATGTTACAATGGGCGCGAGGATATCTGCACACGGAACTTGAGCTGACATTACATCCACGAAAAATAAGCCTACAACGGGCAAGTTCTGGTGTAAGGTTCACTGGGACAATGATACGAAAAGGGCGGTTACTTCCAAACAAGAGAACCATAGAACATCTTTATCATGCGGTGGACGAGTTCGGTATAAAAGAAAATCCGCAAGGCGAAGATCTTATAAGGTGTGTTAATCGTATTAATAGTCTATTCGGTCTGCTTGTGCATCGTAATACGTACAACATAAGACGCAAAGCATGGTGTATGATGCCACACAAGGATAGAGTATATTGTGTCAATATGAAGAAAATTAAAATCAACAATAAACACAAACAAAGAATATGAAGAAAACGATTGGTTTTGTCCGCACGTTCATCCCTGCGGATTTGTTTAAAAAGGAATATGCGTTGGGAGGTTTAACCATTTATCACCTCGACGAGCAGTTGAATGTTGAGATGAGCGCATACGAGTGTTGGGAGTGTTCGGTACGGAGTGGCGAATACGCGCAGGACGAGGTTATGACTGCGTTCGAGGAGTTTAAGGCAAAGCTCGCAGCGTCAGAGCTTGCAACTGCGAAGGCGCAGAAGATAGCGGAGATAGATGCCTACGACACGTCAGACGCAGTGAATAGCTTCTTGGTGGACGGCACTAAAATGTGGCTCGACAAGGCGACACGTGTCGGTCTTATGAACTCCACTACTATCGCTCAAAGCTCTGGGTTGGAAAAGGTCACACTGTGGTTTGGCGATACGCAACTGATACTCACTTGCAACAAGGCGATAAGCCTACTCTCTGCCATTGAGATGTACGCTGTTCAGTGCTTCGACACCACAGCGAAGCATAAGGTAGCGGTAAGCGAACTCACAACCATTGAGGAGGTAGAGAAGTATGACATCACAGCAGGCTACCCCGAGAAGCTGGAGATAACAACATACGATTAACAAAAAATTCAAATATCATGGAAGTAAAAGTAAGACGAATAGCTAAAAAGGAGACATATACCATCGGCAAGATATATATAGATGGCGCATACGTCTGCGACACTCTTGAAGACAAGGACAGAGGACTGACATCTAACATGTCGGTGGCGCAGATATGCGGAGTTAAAATCAAGGGCGAAACCGCTATACCGACGGGCAGATACCTCGTCGACATGAAGACGGTATCGCCACGCTTCGGAGGTCGGGCACAGTATCAGTTCTGCAAGGGTAGACTGCCGCGACTGTGCAATACACCTGGCTTCCAAGGCGTGCTTATTCACTGCGGTAACACAGCAAAAGACACGGAGGGCTGTATCCTTGTCGGCGAGAATAAGGAGAGGGGCAAGGTGCTCAACTCAACGGCGACGTTCCGCAAGCTCTACCCTATCCTGAAGGCTGCTGACGAGAGAGGAGAACAGATTTGGATAACTATTGAATAACACAGAAACACAATATAAATAAAAAATGACAGGAAACATCACAACAAGTACAGGCAAGGCTTTCGTGGTCGGCACCATGAGCGCGGAAGCACTTACCGCATTATTCGATTTACGCTGGATGCTCGTTCTTATTGTCGTTCTCATCGTCGCCGACTTTTGGTTTGGTGTGTCGGAGAGCCTAAAAAAGCATGAGCACTTCCGTTTTTCGAGAGCAGGCAGAAGAACGTGCAACAAGGCGGTGGACTACGTTACATATCTCATACTCGGCTCGGTGCTCGGCTTGGCTATCTTCGAACCGCTCGGCTGGGCGAACCACGTAACAACAGCGGCTATCGGTTTGGGCTTCGGGTGCATCTGGGAGATAGACAGCATCGTAGGACACGTATGTGCACTGCACGGCATCAAAAACACGTTCTCTATCAAGCGGTTTATTATTTCGCTTATTAAGAGCAAGAATAAAGACATCGGCGAAGCGGTGGAGGATGCAGTGGATAACAATAAAAATTAACGGATATGGATATAAGAGAAATTCTGATGTTGCTGAACTGCATCATCTTGGGAGCGACAACGCTCTTTATTTTCTACAAGGCAGACAAGCTCGATGCGCTCGATGAGGACTGTGACGAGAACGTGCGCAACAGACAGGGCACAATCGGTTGGTTTTTGGCTTCGGTGTTCGTAGGCGTTCTTGCGCTGCCCGTAATGGTGCTGCGTGAGGTGTATCAATGGAAGCGTTATAAGCTACCGAGTATTGAGTGGGACGATATTTGTCGCTACGGCTTTACTATCATTGTCGGCTCTATGCTGCATCTGCTCCTGCTTGTGGTAACGAGTTGCACAACTCCGAAACCTGTTGTGTTGGAGCGAGTGATTAACAAGACGGACACGTTGTATAAGACCAACTACAAAGCCGATACGTTCCGCGTACATGACTCTATATATGTCGAGAGCTACATGGTAGGAGATACAATATACAAGACAAAGAACGTGTACAAATGGCGTGACAGAGTGAGCGTTAAGACAGACACGATATACAAGTCTATCTTGCGAGCAGACTCTATTCCAGTGCCGGTGCCAGTTGAGCGTAAGGCTACATGGTGGGAGCGGACGCAGATGTTCGCAGGAAAGATAGCGGTCGGAGCGGTGGTACTATGTTTAATCTCGCTGCTGCTTTGGCTGATACACAGAAGAAGATAATATGTTGATTGGTTAGTTATTAGTTTTTTAGTTTAAGGTAAATTGTTTTTAGGAGCCTTGCCCGTCCGTGATGGATAGGCAAGGAGTTTAAATAAACATAAATAAAGACAACAAAACATACAGCTTTGAAAATAAATGACTAACTTGCATCGAATAAAAATAATCAACGTTATGTTAAACTAAATAAAATAAATATGAATAATGACGATAAAAAGCAGTTCCTTGCTCTCATAAAGGGCGAGGATATATCGGAAATCATGTCCTTGTTGGCAGAGTATAGTAATCAATATTCACGCAAGATGTTAAAGCTTTTACGTTGGATCAGCAAGTGGATTCCGGTCTCCATAATGCTAATGCACATGTACGGAATATTCGACTTTAGCCGCAATCCGAAGGAGATGTTCGTGGTGCATAAGGCAAACTGGGCGTGTTACACATTCATATACATCATGGTCTATGTACTGCCGATAGTACTAATTCTCATGTCGCGCTTCTTTTGGCTGTGTTGGAAGTATCGCATACCGTTCTTCTACTTCTTCGGTGTCAACTCCATACATCTTGTATATTGGAGTTGGTACACGACCAACGAGATGGTAATGGCGCACTTTGCAATCATGGCGTTTACGTTGTTGCTGTATGTCTACGGAGCTATCGACTGGTTTTGCTGTAAATCAAAGCTCGGCAAAAGAATGTTCAGTTAAAACAGGTATGCTATGAGAAAGATTTTCGGCTACAAGATGCTCGGCACGTTGTTGCAATCGCTTGCCAATTCGTGCTTTAAGGCGGACGAGCAGCAGCGCAACGGCGAAAAAGTGACGGCTTGCGGTATGAGTGACGATGACATAGAAACACTCTGCCAGGACATACTTCCGAATATGCTCAACCCGATGATGAGCGCAGAGGAAGTGAAGGACAGACTTTGCGTTAGCGATGCAACACTCAACAGAATGGTTAAGCGAGGAGAAATACCGAACGGCGAGTGCAAGAAGCGCGGACACACACGATACTGGAAGAAGTGGGATATTCTTCACTTCATAAAACACAAGAGAGGCAAGTAAAGAGGCTTCTCTTTTTTTGTTTCCATTTCTTTCCAATTCTTTAAACACTGGAAAGAATGGTTTGCTATGTGATAGTACCGACTATCACCTTATATGTCTGATTATCAGCGTAATACAAAATCTTTGAGCGTGTTATGGCATTATCCGTCACAACTCGCTAACTTTGCGGTGTAACGTTACAATAGTGTTTAGTCAACTAAGGTAAAATTTTAAAAAAAGATTGTATTATGTCTGAGTCAAAAACTTATGTATTCGGCAATGAAGGTGGCGGACAGGGTGGCATGATGAGTTTGCTCGCTCCTCTGCTTCAACAGAGAGGTCTTGACCCTAATCTTCTCCTTGCCATGAACAAGAACGGCAATGGTTGGGGCGACGGCTTCATGTGGGTAATTTTCCTATTCTTCCTCATGGGTTGGGGCGGTAATGGTTGGGGTGGTTTCGGCAATGGTCGCGCAGGCGGTATTGCTAATGAAATCAACAACGACTACGGTCGCTCGCTCCTTATGGACGCTATCGGTGGAAACAGAAACGCTCTAAGCAACCTTGCTACACAGCTTAACTGCACCGAAGGTCAGATACAGGCGGCTATCTCGGCTCTTACCTCGCAGGTTCAGGGTGTGGGCAATCAGGTCGGCATGAGCGGTATGCAAGTTATCAACGCTCTCCAGCAAGGCAATATGCAGATTGCACAGCAGCTCGCTTCTTGTTGCTGCGAGAACAGACTTGCCACATGCCAGCAGACCAACACCTTGCAGAACGCCATCAACGGCGTTGCGACAAATCAGGAACGCGGTTTCTCAAGTCTTGCCTTTGAGACACAGAGACAGACCTGCGACTTGCATAACGCCATCAAGGACAGCACGCAGACTATCGTCAACGGTCAGAAGCAAGCCGAAATGCGTGAAATGCAGAACAAGATTGACGCTCTGCGCGAGGAGAACTCAACGTTCAAGTCGTCGGCTATGACAAGTCAGATTGTAGGTCAGGCGGTCGCTCCTATCAATGCGGTGTTGGCAGGCTTGCAGCAGGAGGTTGCAGGTATCAAGTGTAAGATGCCCGAGACGGCGACTGTACCTTACCAGCCGTTCGTTGCTGTCCCAAACTGCGTAGCAGCACAATACGGACTTTACGGAGTCAACGGAGCTAACGGCTTTTGGGGCTAACCATCTAACTGGAGGAACGACTATGATTTGGGGTTATCCTTTTTCATGGGTCAACAGAAGAGGGTCGGCAGCTATCGGTTCTACCGGTGTGTCGGTAGGCACAAGCGGTGTGGTATTCTCATTCAGGAACCATGCCTTCTTGAACGCCAATTACAGAGGTACGGTATTCGTAAATCTGCGACAGGCGATACCGACGGGCACAACGACCACGCTGCCGATACTCTTTGAGACCAACGGCGTAACGCAGGCTGTCACCAAGTTCGGAGGTGCGGCTCTTACGGTTGCCGACGTAGCCGGAACTGGCGTATATCAGCTCTGGTTCGAGAGAGATACTAACACCCTTCAGCTAATGACGGGTATTGTTTAACAACTAAATTGCGAATTGTATGTTCAGTGGACTAAGAACAAACAGCATATTCTATGTGCTTGAGAAAGGTGAAGAGCCGACATTGAAAATAGGACAGGTGGTAAGCGTAAGTAATCCGCAGCCGAAGTTCCCTACCTATCAACCAGGGCAGTTCTCAACGCAGCCTATGGAAACGGTTGTGGATGTGAAAGTAAAGCTACCCGACGGCGAAGCAGAGTTCAAGCAACTGCCTTCAAACGGACAGATTGCCAACTCAGGCGACGTGGTAGTAAGCGAAAGTCGCGAAGCGATGATTGCCGAAGTAGAAGCGATGTTACGACACTCGCAGGAGGTGCTTGCAAGCAAGGACTATCACGAAAAGGTGGTGTGCAACTGCGAGAAGATAATGTGTGTTCTCAATCCTCAGATAGCCAAAGACAAGGAGCAGGAGCAGAAAATATCTCAGCTCGAAAGCAAGGTCTGCGGCATGGAGGGTACTTTATCAAACATAGAAAGCATGTTGCAAAAGGCACTGAAAAAGTCAAACAGCAATAACTAAAATGCTTGAGCTATGTATATGATTGAAATCACAGAGAACAAGATGGGTGAGCTTGTTGAGAACGTTGAGAAATGCTTGCGCTATGGCGGCAAGGCAATGGCGTGTCTTGACAGCTTGCAGCGTGGCGAAGGTCGATACGGTGAGCGTTCACCTATGCCCGATTATCGCGATGATTGGCGATACGAGAACGAACGCCGTGAGCGCGATATGTACGATGATGACGATGACGGTCGCTACGGAGAACGACGCGGCGGTTATCGCGGTCGCAGACGCTACTAAGTAATTAACCTGACTGGTGGGGAGGTTCGCTTCCCTGCCAGTCCCTTAAAACCTAAATATTATGGGAAGATGTAAGATGCCTTTGGATATGTACGACTTGAAGCCCGAAGGAATGATAGCATATCTAAGATACAACGGCTATCACTTCAACAAGAAGATGTGCGAGTGGGCTGTCAAGCAAATGCGAATGATTAGTCCAACTACAGGCAAGGAAGAACGTTTGGAGATGCTGTCAAAAGAAAAGATCGAGGAGATGTTGCAAACGAATGGCTTGCAGCTTGAAAACCTCGTCGGCTACGACCATGTATATGTAGCCAATATGTGCAAGGCAGACTTCTGGGGCAAGTCAATAAAGGACGAGCAACAAATGGCGCAGTATGTAAAAGATATGGTTGATGATACAGACCAGAAGGACGGCTTCATCTTCAACCGCTTTTATGCCGACTGCTGCCACAACGGTATGCCTATACCTTGGGAGGACTTGTTATGATTAGGCGTGATATAAGGCTCGACAAGTACGACTGGGATGTGCGTTGCTTCATTGGATATGACAGCGGCGACGCGGTGCATCTCTGTAACGAGCTTATGACTATTGGGTGTGGCAGCGAAGCGACAAGCAAAGCCTACCGTCACTTCATAGGCGGTGGCGAAAGCAGAGGACTCACCTACTCCAACGTTAAGGACAAGGTAAGTGTGGTTACTATCGGGCACTCCGAAGAAGAAAGCGAGATGGTGAACACAATCGGTCACGAGCTGCTGCACGTTACAGCGCACATCTGCGAAGTATATGATATTGATATGAGCGGCGAGCAGGCTTGCTACATTATAGGAGAACTATGCGGAAAAGTATTTAATTCCGTCAAATAAATAAATAAACAAACAACAACCAAACCTATTGCATTATGAACGATTTAATTGACAAAATCTGCGCTTGTAAGGATTTGAAAAAAATCAGAAGCGCAATCGCTATTTTAGCTAACTGGCTCAACAGACGGTTGGAACCAAGTGAAAAGGAAACATTAAAGAAAGAACTGCACAAAGCTCTATTGGGCAAACATTTCGACAAGGAAACTGCGGATGATTGCATTAAGCGTATGTATTGTATCACAAAAAGCAACGCTGTTTTGCATGCGCCATTTGTGTCTGATAGAACGTGTGCCGAGCTTTACGAAAGGTACAAAGCTCAAATCAAAGACTACAACGTGTACGATTTCATGGTTGTGCTTAATAATGTCATTGCCAATCATTACAATCTGTTGCGCGGATGGTGGAAAAACGAGGAGTGGTCGGTGTTGTTGATAAAGTTTAGTGAGATAGCCGTAAATTGGCTGAATGACGACGACACGCCTTATCGTGGCGAAAAAGCATGGTGCGTACTGGGTGCATAACGGCAAAAGGTGGAGTTAGCAGCATAGTTAACCCCACCTTTTATTACAATAGGTCTAAAACAAGTCCTTTTGTAGCAACGTAGACAGGCTTTCCTGTTGCCATTTCTACCTTATTTTTAAACATGTTACTATTACCATTGTTGTCAGATATGTGTATAAGCACAATATTTTTTGTTTTGCTTAAATCGCAAGCGTTTAGGCAGTTGATACACCTCTCCAAGCTCATGTGCGTTGCTTTTGCGCGAACGCCTACCTTGTATGGGATAACACCATTTTCAACACTTTTATCAACAAGACCGTCCGTATGATTGCACTCGATAAAAACGTGGTTGATAGGGAAATTAAATTTATATCTAATATGATGTGTATCCGTAATAAACAGCATTGTTCCCATTTCTTCGTGATATATAATAAAACCACAAGGTTCTTGTGTGTCGTGTTCTGTGTCGAAAGCTTTGACTACAAAGTTACCAACCTTAAATTCCTTAAATAGCGGCGTTGTGCAATAATGAAAAGTATTCGCTTGGATACCGCACTCTTCAAGAGTGCCTTTGGTCGCATACACGTTGAAAGCTTTTGCGTACTGCTTTATAAAACCTGCGTGGTCGCCGTGACTGTGCGTCACCAAGCATCCATTCACTTTGCTTACATTGCCCTTTAAAGCACCAACAGCGTGCTTGTAGTTTACTCCACATTCTATAATAAGGGCTTCTGTTTCGTTTTGCAAAACATACCCATTTCCCGAGCTTCCACTGCCTAATGTTGTTATAGTCATTTTTTTATTTAATAAAAGGAGTGGGAGTTACCCCACTCCTCAAAGATTGAAGATTTAAAACGTTATTGCTTAAACATATCCGGCATCTCTTGCTTTCCTAAAGGCTGCGTCTTGTTTGCAGTCTTCTTTTCTTTTGCTTCCTGCTTAGGTTCGGCAGTTGGTTCGGCAGTTGGTGCGTCGTCTACATTCATTCCAACCTTCAATGTGTTAGCTTCTTGTTTTTCCTTTTCTTGCACCTGCGAGAGTTGTTCTTCAACCGAAGGCTGCTCGGCATTGTCAGCAATCACTTCTGTGTATTCGGTATCTTCAATTTCCTCTCGAGTGTGCAAGCCCATTATACAGCCAGGGTCTACAGTACGAATCAGCCAGCTCGCAGAACGATAGCGGAGCATAAGCTGCGGTATGTTCTTCCATTTTGGGTTGCGAGCGTACCAACCTTCATCTTTCGCCATTTGTATCGTAACCTCAGGACCTTTAACCAAGGCACCTGTTGTTTTGTTAATAGCCGTAGCGAACATGCCGTAGCTGTCAGTGCCCTTTGTGCCTATTTCTTGGTAGTCTATAGGCGTGTATTTACCAGTTGCATTAAAACAAGCAATAGCGAACTTCGCTTCAAAAGAAGGCTTGCCATATACGACAACAAGGTTTTGTAAAACCATAAGTGGGTCGGCTTGCATACGAAATGCCATATTAAGACCTATAAGACAGTTGCCTACGTTTTTTTGATAGATTTGTGGCACAAGAGTTGATTGTGCGAATACCTGCGCCATGCGCTGACCGGTTTCAAAGTCTTCTTTTGAACTAAAAACCTGAATGGTGTACTGCTGTTGAGTAGTAGCTACCTCGTTATTCTTTTCCATATTCCGATGTTTAAAGTTATAATAATTCTACATTAAAAGGTTCTCCGTATTTGCATTGCAGATAGATACTTTGCTGAGTCGATGTAAGAGCTTTCTCAACTGACTCTTTGCGGTCGACGAAAAGCGGCACGTAAACGTTCTTCGCTTTTGATATACCATTTATAATATCGATACCCATGTTGATGACAGTGCCATCGTTGGTATTGTTATAGTCAACTCCGTTGCTGTCAATAGCTGTACAAACCTCCTTTTCGTCGTCGTTGGTTATGTTTTGCTCGTAAAACTTCCACCGTATCAGAGAGAAGAACGAGTTTACATTGTTTTCAACAATCGCTATCTTCGCCTTTTTGTATTCTTTGATTTGACGAATCACTTCGTTGCAATCAGCGACTATCTGCGCAAGTTCGCGAGAACGAGCATCAAGCTTTTCTTTTTCTTTTTCTATGCGTTCATTCATATCGCGACCGGAAATTCTTTTTATCAAATCATCGCGCTTAACGGTTAGCTCCTGCTTCTTTCGCTTGTTTTCTTTTGCTGATGCGTCCACTTCTGTTGTAGGTTCAGTGCTTTTGATTGCTTGCAAGGAAGCGTCCGCTTTTTTCTTTTCTTCGCTTTGTTCCCATGTCTCGGCTTTTATCTTCGCAAGTCCAGCACTGAGGACATTGTGCGCGTCGGTTTTTGTTTTGACATTTTCATTGTCTTTGATGGCTGTTATCTGCTCAAAGGTGTTGATATTGCCCTTAATAATAGCGATTTGGCTGTTCTTTTCGGAAGCTGCTTTTTGTATTCTTGCAAGTTCTCCCGACTTGTGGGCATTAAACTCCGCTACAGCGTTCTCGTATTCTTTGCTTTTCATTTCCTCCGTATAAGGACGACCACAAACGGGACAAACGTCTGTTTTGGCAAAGTTAAATTCCTTCTCGTTAACATTGTTCCATTGTTGCATTAGTTCGTTAAACTCCTTGGTCAACAAGGAAAGTCTACATCCATTCTCTACATTATTATCAATGTTCTTTTTTTGAATGCGTATCGCTTCGTGCATCTCGTCAGCAGCTGTGTTGACCTTTTTAAAAGCGTCGTTGATGCAAGCAAAGTGCTCGTCTGCCCACTCTTTGCGTGTTTTTTCATACTTCTTTTCTTCTTCGGCGAGTCTGTTTTGATACTCCTTTTGCTCGTCAACATTGACGATTACGCCTTGTAGAGATGCGTCTATTGACGATATTTGTTTGTCAATTTCGTTTTTTTCTTTTTCGAGTTGAGCAAAATCCTCATCTGATTTCAGCATATCTTGAGCTTGTACTTTGGCAGGAATGGTCTGAAGCTCGTCGTTTGCTTTCTTACGGGTAGCTTTTTGCTGTGTGAGCATTTCGGCAATATCTTTCTTCTCCGTTTTTACGCCTTTGTATACGGCAGGATATTGCGCCATTAGATTTTCTTCGTTTATCTCACCTGCCAAAGACATGAGTATCTTGCGGCGAACATCAACCTTGTAAGTCCAAAAAAGGTTGATATTAGAAAGCATAAACCAATCATCAAAATCGCACAGCGAGTTAAGCTTTTCTTTAAACGCTGATACTGAGCAGGGTACATCGTCAACAAAGCGTGCTTGCGTTGTACCTAAAAATTTTTCCTCAGAAGTATCTTTACCTTTCCAGCGCTCCGACAACCTGCGTTCTATCTTCACGTCGCGCTCGTCGTTGTAATTTAGAATAACTACAACAGAAGTTTCAAGCTTGTGAATAACGTTGTTGTGCTTGTCAAGTGTCTGAACAGTCGCGTCAGGTCTGCTTGTTGTTCCGAAAAGACACCACAAATAGGCATCATAAATCGTTGATTTACCTGTTTTATTGCCACCACTAATAATAGTGTTGTGGGCAAACGTAATCGTTTTGCTCCGCTCTTTTTTAAAGTTTTGGAGCGTCATTGTTTTTAATTCAATTTTCATTGTTGTTTATTTTACGTTAAACTGCTTTTTCTTCGTGTCTTTAATAAAACCTTGCATAGGGTTCGGCTGGTCTGTAATGCCGCGTCTTTGACAATATCTTAACCAACCATTGACACCCAACAAGCCTTTGCTTGTAAGTTCTTTTTCTACCTTTCTTCTTGCTTCTTCTATTTCCTCCTGTATCTCCGCTCTTTTGTTTATTAAAGCATTTTCGCACAGACGAATCGCTTGTAATATTACCTGTGGGTTTATTGTCTTACCTACATATAATGTACCATAAGCACCACTCATAAACTGCTCAAAGAAATAGGTAAGTTCCGTAGGCGTTAAATAGTAGTATTTACTTCGTATCTGACGTGCTATAACAACAACCTGCGTGTCACGGATAGCTTCAAAAGCTCCACAAAAATTAAGAACTTCTATTAATTGAGCCTTAATCCATTTAACAGTAATACCTTTTTCGATTTGAGTATCTATCTCACTTATAGCTAAATCGTTTGTTTTTATAGCCTCCACAGCTGACGATATTGCCTCTTTTCTTTTGCTTATTAATGGGTAGCGTGTGAACATCCATTCTACCGCATTAATCTGCGTTAAGGATTGCTGCTGCTTTTGTTGCAAACTCAACTGCCGTTCTTTGTTCTGTATTTCCATAAGGGTCTATTATTTCGTCCTGCCAACAACGTCCGTTCAGATATGTAAACGGGTCTTTCTGAAATTGCTTGTCTGTAATAGAGCGCACATACGCAGGTGTCGCTGCCATGCAAGCTTGACGCTCTTTTTTCGTCATACGTGCCCAACGCTTTTGACATTTGTCTTTACCCCTTTTCTTGTTGTAAAGATTCCACCATTGTTCAAAGTCGTTGCAAACCTCGTCTATAGTCTGCGGTGGGGTTATTTCGTACCCATTGGCAAGCAACAGGTCGATTGCTTTTTGTATCTCCTCTTTCATAAACTCCGTGTTTTTTAAATGTACTCCCCTCCCCAAAAACGGGTAATCTCCGAGCCAAGTATAGCGCGTTGACCGTTGCGTCTTATGACACATGGTATGATATTGTTGTCCACATAACGGTAAATTGTCGCAACACTGACTTCTAATTTCTTAGCTGCTTCCTTAAGCGAATATCTCCCTTTAGGAATTACATCTGGAATGCTATTTATCATCTTCTTTTTTTTTGTTACGCCGCAGTATGTTGTACACCGAGGCTTCGGTTAGATAATTAAAATCGTGCATAGTCCGGCGGATGGCATCCATCTTTCCCATGCCTTGCCGCAAATAAAGCTCGACTGACATGCAAACAGCCTGCTCTTTCTTTTTTCTTGCTTCTGTTACCATTTTTTAACTATAATCTTATATATAAATTAATACATTATTAATACCTTTGCGCCGTATACCTTAACAAGGTATCTAACACGCCACAAAATTAATAAAAAGCTATTA